GCCTGGGACGCGGTCAATGGCTCCCCCTCCGCGGTCCAGTACGACAACACGACCCTGGAGGACAACGGTACGCAGGAAAACACATACGTCGCGGAGCTGGAGGATCTGTCGGGGACGTTCGACGGGGAGGAGATCGCCCAGGACGTCGACGCGAATTTGTTCAACCCCGGCGGTCGCGGGGCGCTCAAATTCGCCTGGAAAGTCCGGCAGATCGACGTCGAGGATTCGAGGCAAGAGCTGTTTACGCGGGTCTCGCTGGGGGACTACTATGTACAAGGCGGGACCCTAAGCGTCGCGGGAGCGGTCGACGCAGCGGAGCGCGGGACGATCGCGCTCGACGAGCAAGTCCCTGGCACGGAACCGGGAGCGGTCGTGATCCCCACCGGGGGGTATCTGTTTGGCCCAAACTCTACAGGTCGGGCCAAAGTCGAGGTGCTCTCCCCCGTTCGGGTCGGGGACACCTCGATCCTCGCCAAGATCCCCCAGGACCTCCCAGGGACGATCCTGGCGTACTACAAGTGGACGACGGAGTCGAACAGCTACGACCCTGGGGCAAACTTTCCCGACAGGCAGTTCCGCGGGTTCCGCGGCGGGGTCGGGCAAGAACCGCACGGGTCCAGCATGAACGACCAGGAGCTGGTCGTTCCAGTTGAGGCCCCAGACGGGACCGTTCTGGTCGACAAACAGCTCCGCGTCGCGTTTCGGACAGAGGGAGCGACGACACAGATCGACGACGTTTCTGTCGAGCTCGCCCTCGAGGGAGAAGCTGTCGACGAGACGCGGTACACGAGCCTCGACGAGCAGTTTGGGCGAAACGTCGCCTTAAAGCACCGCGTCGGGTCGGGCCCGATCGCGGACCACCCCCGCGGCCTGTTCGACGAGGACTCCTCGTTTCTGGGCGACTGGAAAGCCTCGATTTACGACGGGGGCTCCCGTTCGGGGCTGGGCCTGGAGGAGCTCACAACGCGGCGATGGATGCGCCAACAGCGGTCGACGCTCGACCGGAGGACGAGGCAGGTCGTTTTTCAGGAGGGGGAGCGCGTTCTCCCCTACCACGTCCTAAACGAGGGCGGGACCACCTACACGGTCACGCATATGTCGCGGACCTGGGGCTCTGGAAACAGCAACGCGGGGACGATCGAGCTCACAGAGCTGCGCGACGACGGGGTTTCGGGTCTGGTCCAGGCCTACGTCATGGAGTCGAGCGGAGGCGGCTCTGGGGGCGGCTCTGGGAGTACAGTGGTCCAGCAAGACGGAGGCGGGGGCGTGACGTCGTACCAGAACCTCACGGGCAAGCCCAGCGGCCTCCTCTCGACAGAGGGGGACAGCGACGATCTCCCAGGAACGACGACGCTCCTGGGCGGGGACGGAATCGACGTCCAAAGCGACGGGCAAACCCTCGCGGTCGACAGCACAGTTGTCCGCACGAGCCGCACCCTCACAGGAGGCGATGGGGTCCAGGCGTTGGGGGACCTCACGCAGGACCGCACGGTCGCGGTTGACGATACAGTTGTCCGCACGAGCCGCACTCTTACTGGAGGCGATGGAGTCCAGGCGATCGGCAACCTCACGCAGGACCGCACGATCGCGGTCGACGACACGGTCGCCCGTACCGACAGAAACGAAATGTTTGGGCAGAACGTCACGATTCAGGGCGACCTCACGGTTAAAGGGACCGAGTTTGTCGCAGACGTTCAAACGGTCGAGATCGAGGATAATCTCGCGGTCTTGAACGACGGAGAAACAGGGGCAGGCGTTACGGCAGGGTTCGCAGGTTGGGACATTGACCGGGGAGGGGAGGCGAATTTTCAGTTCGGGTTCGACGAGAATCGCGACCGCTTTGTTACGGGACAGGGGGCGGGTGCGAGGCAAGTCGTCGCTACCCGCGAGGACAACCCCGACGACAAAGGCATTGCGTTCTGGGACCAGACGACCTCGCGGTTCGACACGGACCAGGCCCTCGAATGGACAGGCTCCGCGCTGGAGACGACCGGGGACGTCCTCCACCCGCAATTTACGCCCAAAATGCAGAAATGGGCGATCCTGTCAGACGGAAGCGCCGACTTTCGCTCGATCTACGCCGACGAGCTCCGCGTCGACCGATTTATCGCGGAGGTCAACGAGGCGCTCGCGGGGGAGGACTTTCTGACCAAGTCGTTTGCGAAGCTGGACCAGGACTGGACTGTCCCCCAGGCCGGGTCGAGCGCGGAGCTCACGCTCCAGAACCTCCCAGGGCTCGCCGGGAGCGCAGTGTTCGAGGAGGGCGACACGGCTCGGCTCCGCTACGTCGACCGCTCTGGAGGCGGCCTCACGGTCGCGGACGTGTGGGTCCAGGTCACAAAGCCCACCGGGTTCGACGCGAGCGGGGAGACGCAAACCTGGAGCGCGACCACGCTCAACGCGGGAGGCGTCGCCGGGGAGACGATCAAGGCCGGGTCCGTCGCCCTCGACTACGGGATCAGCGGCGACCACCTAATCGAGAGATCCGTCCTGGGCGGCACGTTCGACCGGATCCTCCGCTGGGAGGACACCACGGGGGACGGGGTCCCCGACACGTTCGAGACGATCAACTACCGCGGGGAGCTCTCGAATCTCCCGAAAGCGAAAGCCTCTGGGCCGGGGGTGTACTCTTCGCAGGCGAGGTTCGACGAGAACGCGATTATCGGGGATCTGGAGGCCGCGACGTCGGACTCGACGAGCGGGTCGTACCTCAAATTCACGCAGGACGAGGGCCTGGAGGTCGTGGTCGCGGGAGGCGAGAATGTTGGAACGCGCCTCGACGAGATCCAGGCGGAGCTGGAGCTCACCGCAAGCGAAATGGAGGCGCGGTTCCAGGCCGACGTCGCGTTCGAGGGGTCGACCGCGAGCGTCTCCCTCGTCTCAAACGCGGACGGGTCGAGCGCGCGGCTCGCTGGGGACTCGATTACCCTCGACGGGGACACGACGTTTTTTGGAACAGACTACAATAACCCAGGGGGCATCCCCGGCGATGCACTAGCGGAGGACTACACGCAGAGCGGCACGGAGAATGTGACAATACGCGACGCCGGGGAACCAAATAGCAATACGTCTCGACCTAACGGAGACTCTCCCCTAAAGGGAGATCTTTATATTGATACAAGCGACGCCGATCGCCCCTATAATTACGACGGAAACAATTGGATTCAGGCATACACGAACATTCAGGGCGGGGATATTGACACTGGAAGTCTTTTCGCCCAAAACGCCGATATTACTGCTTTACTTTCCGTGGGTGGCGCATCAAGCGGGGATCGTGTTGAGATTGACGGGGACACAGCAGACCCTAAAATGATACAGTACAGCGGGGATGATGCCGTGGTAGTTGTAACCAGTGAACGCTCGTCAGGAAGCTATTCTCCAACACAACTTTATAATCAGTCGTTTAGCGGATCAAACTCTCACACTCTTACTATTAGCGGAGAAAGCGAGGGCGAGCTTTATTATGATCTAGCAGTACGAGACACGGCAGTACAACAAGGAAAAGTATTCGTGTTATTTAAAGATGCCGACACCGGGAATGTAATTGGCAGAACAGAGGAAAGAGAGTTTACAAGTACAGAGTTTTGGACAGGCGCATTTAGGTGTCCAGAAAATGTGTCCAGCCTTGAGGTTTCTATTCGGAGTTCTTTATCGAGCCTAGCATCCGGCTACCAGTTTACAAACCAAGCAAGTGACCCGGCAACACAGCTTTGGATACACAAGATAATAACAATAATTGACCGTTCGGGGGTCACTGTTAAAAAGGGCAACAATAGAACAGTAAGGCTTTAAGGCGGGGGAGCTACCAGGCCTTGCGCGCACAGGCCCCCGCGCGATTGGTCGGAGTTCTCCAAAAGCGAGGGGCAACCCCCAGGCGTCCCCCTCGATCCTCGCAGAAACGAAATCTGAGGCTCTGAAAGGCTGCGGGGGTGTTCGGCGCACCACAAGGGCGGCCCAGGTTTTCGCCTCCGCTTTACCGGATTTAACATCTATTCGGAGCGGAGTCGGTACAGTATAAACGCGCTGGAAAAGCCCAATTTCACCCTCGATCTATGCGGACACAGACCACCCCAGCGGGGACCACATACCACCTCAAAACGACCGCGGAGGTTAAGGGCACGAGCGCCCAAAACGAGATCATCGACGCGGCGGGGGAGGCGTATGAGGGGACCGAACAGGCCCTCGTCGTGACCTCTGGGAACGAGGGTAGCGAGGGCGATGGGGTACACTCCGAGGGCTCGCTCCACTACGAGTCGAACGGGTCGAAAGCGATCGACCTCCGCGTCTGGAACCTGGAAAATCCTGGGGCCGTCGCGGACCAGATCGCGGACATTTTGGGAGAGGATTTCGACGTCGTGTTCGGCGCGGACGTCGGGCACTCGACACACATTCACGTCGAGCGCGACCCGGCATGATGGACCAGCTCCTCGACTTCATATCGTCGTATGCCGGGGCGCTGGGGAGCCTCGTCTCCGCGTTCGCAGGCGGGGGAATCGTCTCCGCGTACGCGACCTGGAAAAAGCAAAAGCGGAAAGCAGACTCCCAGGACCACGCCCAGGCGATGGCGCTCGCAGGCCGATTGGAGGAGCGCCTTACCTCTGTCGAGGGTCGGCTCGACGCCGCGGAGGAGGAGCTCCGCAAGACACAGAAGCGCCTCACACAGTCGCAGATTCGCCGCGAGGAGCTGTCGGCTGCGATCGACGCCCTGGTCCAGCGTATCGACAGGCTGATCTCCAGGCTCGCGAGCCACGAGCAGATCACCGAACGCGAGCGGGAGGAGCTCACCCGCGTCCCCTACGTCGACAGCGACACGTACACCCCTCCCGGCAGTGATTCAGCTCCCAAGTAACGCCACCAGCGCCGCGCTCGCCCTCGCTCTGGGCGCTCTCCTGGGCGCGGGGGCGTATCACCTCCTCTCCCCCTCGCCCAGCCCCAAGCCGCTCTCTGGGCGTACAGGGGTCGCCCAGCTAGACCGCTACCTCCAGCCCCGCGATACGTCTGGACAGGAGGAGGCCGACGTCGAAGTCCGGTACAAGACGCGGACGGAAACGGACACGGTCCGCGAGGTCGACTCCGTGTACGTCCCGATCCCCTCCGAAATGGACGTTGGGGGCGCGCTCGTCTCGACAGAAAACCCGCTCGACGTCGGAGCGGATCGCGTCGAGTTTACCGCGTGGGACCCGCAGGCGCGGCGCTACGAGAAACGGCTGTACGAGGTCCCCTCCCAGGTATTCGAGGCGAGGCTGTACGGGCTCGCCCGACTCCGCAACCCCCCGCGGCTGGGCCTGGGCAACCCGCGCCTGGGCCTGGGCCTGGGGGCG